GTTATCGCTCAACTGATAGAAGATTTACACAAAAAAATACGATTGTCCGGCCAATTGGAATTAAAACTCCTTTGCGAGAAGGTGATGATATATTTGAGATGCACAATAGTCCAATCAGACAAATAGCAGATAACTTTAGAAATCTAATTATGACAAACCACGGCGAGCGACTAGGAATGTTTGATTACGGTGCAAACCTAAAATCTATTGTTTTTGATTACTCACACACAGATAATTTCGAACAAATTGTATCAGAGGTTATTGTAGAAACAACTGCTAGATATATTCCTAGTATACAAATCGTTAACATTGAAGTTGGCGATACTGACCGGACGCAAAAATTTAACTTGAATGATAATGGGATGGCACGTTCTAAGCTAAGGATCGACTATGTTATTCCTAAGTTTAGCTCTCCTAAGATGAGCCTAGAGCTTGAACTAGATGTTGGTGGATAATATAATATGGCAAGAAATATTAAAAAAGAAGTAAAAAAGATAAAAGAAGTAAGTTATACAAACAAAGATTTTAATTCTCTTAGGAATGAACTAAGACAATATATGCTTACACACTTTTCTGATAACCTTGTCGACTTTTCAGACTCTTCTATGGCTGGAATGCTTGTAGATCTAGGTGCTTATGTCGGAGATGTAATGACATACTACTTAGATCATCAATTTAATGAGAATAGTATTGAAAATGCAGTTGAGAGAGAAAATCTAGAAAGACTTATAAGAGAAGCCGGTATAAAAATTCCGGCTGCATCACCAGCATATGCGGAAGTAGACGTAAGAATAATTGTTCCTGCAACTGTTATAAATGGGCAGTATATACCTGCAGCTAGTGCGCTTCCTACAATACGTGTAAATTCAATTTTTAATACAAGTAGTAATGTTCAATTTTACTTATTAGAAGATATTGATTTTTCTGAAACAGATGAAGAAGGTAATTTAATAGCCAGACAAGAAATAGCTTCATCTTTAAGTAATGGTGTAGTTACAGAATTTTTATTGACAAGAAAAGGAATTGTATCAAGTGCAAAAATCAAAACTCAACAGTTTCAAATTGAAGATGTGTTAGTACCATTTAGGACAATTACGCTGTCTGAGGATAATGTCAATGAAATAGTATCTATTGTTGATTCAGTTGGTGATAACTATTATGAGGTAGACACGTTGTCGCAAGATACAGTATTTAAAGCTTTAGACAATTCGCGACAAGATAGTACTGATGTGCCATATCGAATGGAAATAATGCATGCACCTAAGCGATTTATTTCAACTAGGAGCATCAATACCGGTAAAACAACCATTAGATTTGGTTCTGGTAACGAGAATAGCTTTGATGAAGATGTTATTCCTGACCCTAGTGAACATGCAATCAAAATGTTTGGCGATAGAAGGACGTTTACAACAATTTCGATAGATCCTAATAGTTTTTTAACAACTCAGACACTCGGAATATCACCAAGAAATACGACATTGACAATTACATATCGCTATGGAGGTGGAATTAGTCACAATGTATCTGCGGGTGAAATTAATTCTGTTTCTCAATTAATTACAAATTTTAGCACCAGCACACCACCTTCAACAGTTGCACGTGTAAGATCATCAGTGACTGTCTTCAATCAAAAAAATGCCACTGGAGGCGAAGACGAGCCAACACTTGAAGATATGAGACAAATTGCTATCTTTAATAGAAGTTCGCAAAATAGAATTGTAACAAGAGAAGATTTATTGGCAAGAGTTTATTCAATGCCGGCTAACTTTGGAAGAGTTTTTAGAGCTTCAGTTTCAGACAACCCTAGAAATCCAAGTGCAGCTGAATTGCATATTATATCAAGAAATAGTAATAACAAGCTAGTATTATCTTCTGATACTCTTAAGCAAAATTTAAGCAAATATTTGAATTATTTTAGAATAGTTTCAGATGCAATAGATGTTTTAGATGCATCAATTATTAACATTGGGATTGATTTTACAATTACAATTGAAAAAGGATATAGGCAAGAAATAGTTTTATCAAATGCAAATGCAAAAATCAAAAACTATTTTAAAATAGAAAATTTTCAAATTAACAAGCCGATTATTATTGGTGAAATAGAAAATATACTTTTAAATACTCCGGGTGTGGTTTCTACACTATCTTTAAATATTGTAAGTAAATCAGGAATAATTGACGGTAATGCTTACAATAATTACGATTTCAACGTAAGAGAACATATCGATCGCGGGCTATTGTTTCCACCACCAGGCGGGATATTTGAAGTAAAATATCCAAAAGAAGATATTGTTGGGAGAATTATTTAATGCAAAGAATACTATCAGCATCGAAAGATACATACATAACAAACAAGATTATCAACAATAGCTTTCGTGCAACTGATGCTAACACAGGGGAAGCGGGAACGTTAGACCTTTATAAGCTTCATAATGAAAATACATTGTCCGGAAGCACGACACCGCAAGAATTAACGCGGCTACTTATTAAGTTTCCTATATCAGAAATTACATCGATGGATAGCGACAGAGACATAGATATTAATGATTCGTCTTTCCGTGCATATGTCAAACTTCATGATGTGTATGGTGGGCAAACAACTCCTGAAAATTTTAAGGTAATACTTTTTCCACTCTCACAAAGCTTTGATGAGGGAGTAGGTATGAATATTGTCGACTATTCTGATCTAGGTGCATGCAATTTTATAACTGCATCAATACAGGGTGGGAGTGCAATTACTTGGAACTTACCTGGTGCCATGGCTTCTGGAAGCCTAGGGGATACAAATATTGATGTTATAGTAAGTGGTACTTTGGAAGGGCCGAATGGGTCATCCACAGTTAGCTTGTCTCCTACACAGATGTTTTCATCTGGTAGAGAAGATCTATATCTTGATGTGACAACAATAGTATCGGGTACTGCGTCCGGACAAATACCAGATCATGGTTTTCTCATAGCGCTGTCTGGAAGCTATGAAAAAAATGATAAAACTTATTTTGTAAAGAGATTTGCATCAAGGAATGTACAAGTTGCCGCTCTAAGACCTAAAATGTTTATTAAATTTGATGACAGTCAGATAGACGGTCATAATGATACAATATTTAATGTCACGTCTTCGCTTTACTTAAGGAATTATCATCAAGGTAATCTCGCAAATATTCTTTCCGGGTCATCCGCAACTGAGCTAACCGGTGACAATTGTATGATTCTTAAGCTCGAAAGCGGTAGCTTTAAGCAGACTTTTGATGTATCACAAGCAAAAAGAGGTCGTCATTATATTGACGGTGTATATTCAGCATCAGTTGCGATATCAGGCTATAATTCACTGCTTTACGAACAAGCCAATCTTACCGGATCGATTACATTTAATGAAGTTTGGACAAACACTCAAGAAACTGTTACATATTTGTCATCATCTATAACAATAAATAGAGAAAATAGAAGAAAATCGAATACAAAAAATCAAAACAATATTTTAGTTACTGTTTTAAATATTAATGAAGAGTATAGACAGGGAGAAGTTATTAACGTACGCGTTTTTGCTGAAGAGCGAGATAGGCCGGTCACTTTTGTTCGAACTCCTTATGAGAAGAAAAGTCAAACATTTAGAGAAATGTACTATAGAATAAGAGACGTTAATGACGGTAAGATATTGATAGATTTTGACAAATCATTGAATTCTACCAGGCTATCCACAGATGATGAAGGTATGTCTTTTATTTTCTATACAGACTCTTTACCTAAAGGGCGAACGTATGCTTTTGATTTTTTAATTAGAAGAAATGGTGCAGATACAGTTATTAAGGACGCGGCGTCAAAATTTAGGATCGTATAATGTCAAAAAATCTTTTAAACAGACAACAAGGTAAACTATTTACACCTAAGTTTACTAGGCAAAACAAACCGTCATCAAATTACTTAGCTAGTCAATATAATGATATAACACTAGGAAATTTCAGCAATACAAATATTGAGAGTACTTCTTCTTTTAGGTACGGTGATAAGCCTTATATTGTATCTAGTCAACAACTCAAAGTCGATTATTCACGTTTTGAAAATCATACATTTTTCCATTCAGCAGTTGCAAATGTTAATGAAGCATTTGATAAAATTATTAATTTTTATCCTTTTGAAAAAAGCAAGAAAGAAATTGAGCAATATGAAGACTCAATGACAGGATTTGAAAAATGGGTTCTAGATTCCTTTCCAAAAAATGTTGGCTATTTGAATTTTTCAGGTACACAGGTAGGTGAGTCGCTATCAAACGGTACACAGATATCTGTTTTAGATCGACAAGGCGCTTCTATTCAATCAATATCTGACAATCAACAAGGAAAAGTTGTACTCGATCCAGGTACTTCTCCTTTTAGTTTGGAGTTTTATGTTAAGATCCCAGCGCAAGCAAATGACAACCAGGTAATATTTCAAAAAAGAAAGAGCCTAGCAAATAATTTCACAATTGCTTTATCATCATCAAATTCATCAAACAATTGTGAAATTCATTTTGGTATTACGTCCGGGTCAAACTATTCAATTGTTTCCGGTTCATTATCAAAAGGAGTATTTCATCATGTACATGCAATGTATGATCCTAACAACGATGGTAGAACAAAAATCTTAATAGACAGTCAAATATATTCATCTAGTCAAGCTAATTCTTTTGAAAATTTACTTTA